CGTCCCCGGCTCCAACCGCAAGAACACCGCTAGTGAAGGTAAGACCCGCGCCGCCGGTGGTACTGGCTAGTGCGACAGCATCAGCGGCAACGGAGATGCCATCCCCGGCCCCAACCGCGAGGACGCCGCTTGAGAAGGTGAGGCCCGCACCACCAGAGGTGCTTGCCAGGGCAACATCGTCAGCGTTGATGGTAATGCCGTCCCCGGCCCCAACTGCGAGAACGCCGCTTGAGAAGGTAAGACCCGCGCCGCCTGTGCTGCTTGCCAGGGCGACAGCATCAGCGGCGACGGAGATGCCATCCCCGGCCCCAACCGCGAGAACGCCGCTTGTGTAGGTCAGGCCCGCACCGCCCGCAGTGGTAGCGAGGGAGATAACGCCGGTTGTGAAGGTAATGCCGTCTCCGGCCATGTTGCTTTTGAGGGCAAGACCGCTGGCGCTTGTGACCAGACCACTGACCCCTGAATCGATTTCGACTTCCAGTTCGTCACTGGTGATGATGATTGCACCATCGGACTTGACGTTGACGGCCAACGTGTCGCCGGTCTTGCTGAGGCCGTCACCGGCGAAGATTGTGCCAGCAACCGAGAAGAGGGCGAAGACGAGGGCGGTTGTGCCGACGGTGATCGCACCGTCGTTGGTCATCACCCAGCCGGAGTCAGCGTTCGTTGTGCCTTCTTCGACGAAGGTGAACATCCCCGGCGTCATCTCCGTATTGGAGTCAGCGTCAGTGGCCCTGCTCGGTGCGCCAGAAGCGGCAACGATGTAGATGCCGTTCTCAGCACCAGTACCCTGGTTCTTGACCAGAACCCTGTCGCCGGTAGCGAGAGTTACACCATCGAGGGTGTCGGCGTTCTCAAGATCACTCGCCAGAGTGAGAGCAGCCGTAGTCGCGACCCTGACGGATGCCTTGACATCGAGCCCGGTGCGGGCGGCGTCAACGTAAGCCTTGTTGGCAGCGTCTAGGTCGGCAGCGGGGGTAGACACCTGGAGTCGACCACTGCCATCACGAAGGGCGACTGTGGAGTTGGTGTTGGTGCTTGTGGCGTTGTCAAGTTTTGTCTTGTCGGCGCCAGTTATGAGGCCGGAAGCGCCACCCGCAACGACAGCCGCGATTGAGTAGGTGGCTGTACCGTTGGCTTCGGAGACGGTAAGAGCGGTCGTACCGCTGGCAAGGGTGTGGATTGTTTTCCGCCATGCGGAACCGGTGTAAAACTTAATAAGATCTTCGGTCGTGTTGTAAATCAACCGACCTTCGAAGTTACCGCTCCCAGGGTCGGACGCTAACGCCTGAAGTCGACCATTCAGAATCTGATTCTGATTGAGATCAATATTTGTAACGAACTTTGTGGCCATTTGCCCTGCCTTATGTCAAATACGCGTACCCGGAGAACGCTGCCGTAAACGACACAGTGATACTGGTCTCGCTGTTATATGTTACATCACCGACCACATGGGTATCCGAAGTGTCAACGATAGTAACTGATGGTTTCCCCCCTAAATCATGAACAATTGCCCATGTGGTGTTAGCGGAGGCCTGTGTATGTGTGTATCGACGAACAACTGCTATTGACGGAACAGCACCCGTGCGCACCGCAACTAGATTGGGAGTCTCTGCGTCGACAATGACCTGGTTAGCGGTACTCTCGTCGATGATGACATTGTTGGTCATCGAGTGACCTCGGGCACTAGAGTGAATGTTCCTTTAATTACTTTTGAAACGGTCCCCGTAGAACCAGTGTCGATGATTTCCAGATCGTAAACCCCGTCTGAATCAAGTGCCGCAGTTTGCGCGGCCGTCATGAGGAGATTGATTCTGCCTGCTTCGCCTAGGGGCTCGATGTCAATTCCACCGTTTTCAGTAGTGATTTCGATCATGTAGTTCACATCTTCTATGAGCCTGCGAACCTGCATGCGTGCGGTATAGCCGTCCAGATCCCAAGGTAAGTAAGTTTCACCTGAAGGGTCACCTACCAAATCAGGATATTCGAGACTCAGCACTCTGTAAAGGGTGGATCCCTGTTCGGTTAACATGTTGTAGGTTCCAGCAAGCATTAGGGCCGCTCTCCTAGGTCATCTACCTTCATTGTAGATGAGGAAAGCGGCCCCAATGGCTTAGTTTGTTGGTTAAACGGTCGAAGCCGAATCCTTGTTGGGTCCAACACCCTTGAGTCCCATTGCCATAGCAACGGAAAGGGCGACGGCAACAGCACCTGCTTTCAGGTTGTTAACGTCACTGAACCCATCAAAGTCCGCCCCGGTTGCCATCCAAACACCCAGGTAAGCCTGGATAAATGTACGAGCAGCCCGTTCGAATGCATCTTTCCAAAAGTTCATGGAGGTAGCCTTTCGAAGGTGGATATGACAGTGAGTACTATACTGCGTACTCGCTCTCCATTTTACCACCTACGGAGAAATCAGTAGACTTCCATGTAGATCAACATACGCGGAACACGGCTCTCAACAGCCTGAACTTCGGCATAAGTTCCCATTCGAACCCATGCAGAACCGTCGTAATAGGTGACCTGATTGACATCTTTCAGGTATGCGGTCATACCCTCAGTGGCACCAGGGCCTGCAGCAATGTCAGAATCTCGGTCTGAAGAGTCGTCGAATACCATAACTACCTGTTCCATCAGGTATTCGTTGACATCCGCGGCCTGAAGAATGTCTCCAGTTGCCCAGTTTTTGATTCCTCTATTCGGCATATTCGGGCCTCCTATTAACTAACAGAGTAACACTTACTGCGTTGAGTACCTGACGACGACGATTCCGTCGCCTCCAGCACCGCCAGAAGAGTTTCCATTCGGGAAGAAGTTGGCGCCACCACCACCCCCGCCGCCCGTGCCGTCGGTGCCAGCAACGTGGTTGAACTTGATAACTTTACTTCCACTGGTGTTTTCGTATGCGACCTCACCGCCCCCGCCGCCGCCGCTGCCGCCCGCCGCCTGGAGGCCAGGATTGTTGAGTCCGTGGTTTCCCGTGACGCAGAATCCGCCACCGCCACCACCGCCGTAGTACTGGTTGCTGCCGGTTTGGAAAGCGTTTGCGAGGCCATCGCCGCCATCGCCACCCTTGCTGTTTGCACCGCTATTGGCTCCCTGTCCGCCGTCGTTCCCGTAGAAACCACCGCCACCGCCACCACCCGTGTAGGTCCCGCCGGTGCCGTAGGCCCATGAGGCGCCGCCGTCACCGCCGTAGTTGAAATCCTGACCGCCCGAGCCGCCGAGGCCGTTCTGGAGAGCACCTTGGTAGATGACGGCACCAGCACCACTACCACCGCCGCCGGCAGCGTTGGAGCCGTTATTGTTCCCACCGGAAGCCGAGTCGCCCCCCACTCCACCCTGACCGTTTGTGGCGTCAGTTTTAAGACTTCCAAACTCTGTGCCTTCACCATGCGTCTGGACTGCACCGCCCTCGCCAACGACCGCCGCGTAGGTCTGAACGGTTCCGGTTTGGCTGGTTTCGACTCGAACACCCCCACCACCTCCGCCACCACCAGCACCTTGACTATTTAGACTCGCGGAGTTTGTGTTGGTGCCACCACCACCACCACCACCACCGACCATCAACACTTCAAAGGTGCTGCTGTTGAGGTTAGAAGTGATTTCGAACGTACCGTCCGTGAGGAAGGTGTGAACCCTGTAGTTCCCGTAGGTGGTGATTGTTCCACCAGTGGCACCGATACCGTTCGGGAGAGTATCCCTACTTGCGGTCGTGCTGTCGCCACCCGTGCCAGCAGAGTTGATCGCTGCCACGTTGAAGGTGTAGGCGGTGTTGTGCGTTAGGCCGGTAGCCGAGTAGGTCGTCGCCGTACCGCCGGTATCGGCCACGATTGTCGAACCATTCCTCTTGATTCGGTAGCCGGAAATGGCTGCTCCACCGTTGTCGACTGGAGCAGTCCAAGCCAAGGAGATGACCGTGTTCGCCGGGCTGCCGGCAGTCAGAGTCAGACCGGTTGGAGCATCTGGGAGTTCGGCAGCGGTAGTCAACGAAACAGCGCTGCTGTCGGCTCCAGTGCCAGCGGAGTTCAACGCTGCGATCTTGTAGGTGTATGACGTTCCACGACTCAGCCCGGTTCTCGTAAGTGTGACTGTCGAACTGCCCGTGTTGTTGATAACCACCACGTTGTTTTCGGTGATTCGGTAGCCAATGATCGTTGCTCCACCGGTGTATGCGGGTGCAACCCAAGTGAGGTCGATCATGCTTGAAGGCGTAGAACCCGCGGCCAGCGTCAAGCCGGTTGGGGCATCTGGAACAATCGCATCGGTGGTTCCTGAAGCGCTGGTACTTTGGCTGCCAGCACCGGCGCCATTGATTGCTGCCACCGTGTAGGAGTACGCGGTGCCCGGTGTCCGACCAGTGTCCGTGTGGGTCACGTTTGTGTTGCCCGTGTTGGCAACAATGATTGAGCCGTCTCGTCGGATCAGGTAGCCCGAAACCGCATTTCCGCCGTTGTAAAGGGGGGCGACCCAAGTGAGAGTCAGTTCGGTTGACGGAGTTCCGCCAACAGTAATGGTCAGACCGGTTGGCGCATCTGGTGGTACATACCCGCCCGGTCCACCCAGCACACCCAACCCCAGTCGACCAAGACCGACATTGCCGAGCGTAAACGCGAAGAACAGTACTGCCATATGGAATATCTCATATCCCATCGGAGCGGCTGCAGCGACCGCATCTAAAATATCCGCAGAAACGAAAGTGCCCGCATCGAAATCCTGTGTTTCAGATCGAAGTGTTTGTACCTGAATCTTCCATGGGTCAGCGCCATAATGTGGAATAATCGCCACGCCCTTGGTCGCACTTAGTACCTGCTGGGCTGCAGCAATCATCGCCTCGCGGGTTCCGGCTGCTCTCCCGTAATACGAGTTTTCCAACTGCCATCGCAAGAAAGCGGTGATTTCATCCGAAGTGGTATAGAAATCTCGCACGGTTCCGGCCGGCTCGTCGGTACCAACAATGTTCCCCTGCAACTCACCGCCCGTGAATTGACTGAGCCAGTCGAAATTCGTCTCGGTTGCTGTACTGCCTCCCGTAAGCGTACTTTGCGTCCAGTCTTCAGATCCGGTGTAGCCAGCAGAAAGTTCGTCAAGTTCATGGTCGAACCAGTCGCTGAACAATTGCATAACATCATCGGATGCGTGTGTGAGCGTATCCAACAATTTGTACATCGGGTACTGTGGGTCCGACTGTTCGAAATCAAGGTTCCAGTAAACATCTGGAATATAGTTGCGGGCTGAACGAACATAAGCATTTCTATAAAAGTCAAGATGATTAATTAGGGCAGGAAGAGTTAGATATATCGAATTTGCTCCATGATTAGCAATAGTCAACTCTACGCTGGCAAACTTTTCTCCAGAATTTGCTGGTACCCTGAGAATGTTGCTGCGAACAGGGCTGAATTGTTCCCTTGGGATTGCACTGCCTATGGGCTCCAATTCTCCAAGAGGCTGACCGCTCTCGTGCAAGGCCGTAACTATTGAAAGATCCTGAGAACATTTGACCTGGGCGTGGAACAACATCTCCCTGAGAGTCTCGGTATCAGACAGGAGAATGCCATCGATAAATACTGTTAACGGATCGGCGTTTGTTGGAAGAATCTCTAGTCCATAAAATGCGATATCTACCATGCCGGCCTGGATGTCCGTAGGCCTGGCAGTAGCGTTGACCACCCGCCAGTGGGTGGTCAATGTACCAACGTCTACACGACCTCCATCTGTACCAAAGGCGCTAAGTCGATCCGCAAACGAAAGATAATTGGCAGTTGTGGCCATGGCTAAGAAGCAACTGTAATAGTAAGCGTAGTGTTTGCTGAAGTTATGTCAGGAAGCGATCCTGCCTTTAGGAAGTACACGTTGGGATCTCCGGCGGCAGCCAGGGCATTACCATCTGTGGTGCCACTGCCATACCACTCGGTAGCCGCAATCGAAGACGAGCCGGTTGGGGCGATGGCCACCTTCGAAACGTACACAACACCGTCAACCTTTCGGATGGTTTCGGTAACCTCAGAGTTCAAAATTCCTTCTGCCCTGCCCGTCCATATGGTTGGGCTAAGAGATCGCCTTACGGCAAGAGTGATGTCGGTTTCCATGTCGGATGCTGTACGCCGCTTCTCTACAAGCACGTCAGCGGTGACTGTCAAATCAATCAGATGAGGATCCTCAATGGCGACAGTCAAACCCGCGCTTGTCCTATTGGCGGCGGCTATGGCGATATCGGATCTTTCCGTAGAGGTTAGAAGCCCGGTTTGGCCATAAACGACAACAAGAAGATATCCAGGGTATTCAGTAATGCCGGGAGGAGAAGCGAATGGATCCAAATCCCTGTCCGCTGCTTTTACCAAATTGTAAACCTTACATCGCGATACGTTAGCATGGCTCAAAAGTATGTAAGATCTCATTTGGCTTGCAGTAATTGCCGTCGATGAAAGTCCCTGTAGATGGGTTACACAGCGATCCAGATAGGCGCTGTCGGTCTCGGGGTTAGCACCTCCCACAAAGTTTGTAGGGTTGGCAATAACGGCAGTCTCAACATCTGGTGCAACCGAAGCCAGGTTCACAACTTGACCTACGGTGGGAGTGGGGTGAACTCCTACCCCCTGTGAGGAAAGTGTGATTGTTTTTTGGGGATACGTTCCGGTCACATAAGTGAGTGCCGTTGTTCCCAGAGTAATCGTACCAGTATTGGTCATATTCCAACCGGTATTTTCTCCGACCGTACCCTCAGTCACGGAAACGAATAGTGGCAGTTCGGAAACGTCATCGGCGTTGAGCGCCCTGCTGGCAACCCCCGAGGCAACGACAACATAAATCCCGTTCTCAGCACCAGCGGTTTGATTCTTGAGAAGAACGCGGTCGTTGGTAGCCAATGTCACCCCATCGACCGTGTCGCCGTTTTCCAACTCGCTAGCGATAGCAACATTGGCAGTTGACGCCGCGCGAACCGTGGCGGCAGCGAATGACTCCAATCTTGTTGTCATGAACGGGTAGTGAACCGTGCCGCTACTGTAAACAATCCCGTAAGTAAACGCGCTTGACTTTGCGAACGTAAAGGGATTATCTACGTCTGGAATGTCGTTGAGGGTGACGACAATGTCGACTGTGGCTCGGGTGCCTTCGTTTCTGGTTACCCCCAAAATTCTGGAAATACCCTCCATCAAGCGGTTGGGAAGGCGGTTGATTGCCGAAACGCCCAACATCTGCATGTACGAGAATGCCTGGAATAGCGCATCTTCGACAGTGCCTTGACGCAACTGGAACTCGGGCAATGTCAACCGAGCCAGCCGAATCGCTCCCAGATAAATGTCGGTGGGGTCGGCGTCGTATGGGGTTAGATCTACATATTGGCGAAAATCAGCGGGCATAGTTATCGTATCCTAAATCCGAAAACGACTGATATATCTTCCTCTGGACTTACTTCTGTTGCTACGCCAGTAATAATAACCTCGGGAACGTATCTGGCGGCTTGGGTTACGAAACCGCCCTTATCGAGGTGCGTGAATGCCGGGTCGTTAATGCCGAAATTCGGCGTAAAGGGGTGGCGTCTGGGTTCGCTTAGAATAGACAAAGATAGGAGATGCTTGTAATAATCAGCAGATCCTTCCCTGTGCTTGGCCAGGCCGGTTGAATCGAATTTGATGGGGAACTTGATTGTGTCCATTACCAGATTTTACCTTACTACCCCTCTAGTGCTTCGACCCGAGCAGTGAGTTCCTGTACTGCTTTGATAAGTGGGGAGATTAGTTCGCTGTATCTTATTCCCTGTCGGGAGTGTTCTTCGACCGCTGCCTTGGTGCTCGTCACAGCCCCAGTTTCCGGGTCCGTGAATTCCACACCCGGGTCGGCTTCTATCAGCGTGTTAGTCCAGAGTGCCGTGTCGGAAGCGGCATCGCCAAGCACCACTTCAACCTCTTGGCCTATTAAACCATAGTGTGTTCTTACTCCTGCTTCCCCTTCGCCACGGTCTAACCACTTGAATGATACGGGACGTAGTGCGTTTATGAAGTCTAGTCCTAAATCGGAATCAACGATGTTTGTTTTGAAATTCTCATCAGACGTGTTGATGACATTGTTGGTGGCGTAAATATCCTTCCAACGGTAACCAGTCCGACCCAGATCATAACTATTGTCTTGGGTTGGATTAAAAGTGCTTCCCCAATAGGTATAGCCCAAAGTCAACCAGTTGTACCCGCCTAGCCCTGCGCCACTCCAAACCCAGTGATTAACCTCGCTTCCCGTTCCGTCAGATCCCCCCGTTTTGGCGTCATAAGACGGATATATGTAAATCGTCCTATCGTGAGTTCCGCTTGGGGTGCCGTGCATGCCGGTGGCTTTGATTGCAAAATAGGTGTTTAGGGAGTTTCCGGTTAAACCACCGGCCGTATTCTGCCCACCCGTATGCTGTAATAAATACTTTTGAGCGTGATTGTCATACACATACCAATCACCCTGGTAGCCTTCGACTGCTACCTCTTCGGAGTCAAACTCACCGGAGTTGTCTGCGGTAGTTGCTCCCGCCCCAACAATTGTCTCATGCAACTGCAGCGAGGCGCGCGAAGACCCCACCGCAGAAGTCCGATCAACCTGCAACGAAACTTCGTAAGCGCCCGTCTGTCCAGCGATATGAACCGGGTACTGCGGATCGTGAACATTGATCCCGACGTTACGAAACTTGGGCTGATAATTAAACCGGCCGAGAACGAACAGTTCACTCAGTTCGTTATTTAGAAAAACGCAAAGTATCTTGTCGTCTACCCGGTACGGATTGGTCTCCGGACCACGCACCGCGTAGGTGTAGCCGTACACCCTGTTGCCCAATCTCGGGATACGGACTCGCACTTTCCCGTCGGCTCTGACGGAAGTGATTGTCCCCCTGTAAATCGCGCCAGTCGTGATTGGGTTAGCGGCGCCTCCGGCAATACTCTTGTATCTTGCAGCCCTATTGTCGTATCCGTCAGTCATTTTCGCCTGCTATCTCAAACCAGTCAAACATCAACGGGGACCACGCCATGCTGCCTGCGAAATATTCCCAGTGCGAAATGTTCCAGGCATTTCGCTCCTGCCGCTTTGCGCTGAGGACTGCATCGGCTCTATCCTTGTATTCCCCACCGTATAGTTCCGTAACTGGTCCTTCTTTTTGGTTGGCGATCTGAACGATACACTCACCGGCTTAGTGCCAAGATGATCGTAGTCTACTGAAGTAATCAGGTATAAACCAGAATCTCCGGACGGACTACTTCCATCGAGTAGCGGGCCAAACATGGGAATACCCTGTAGCAGTATGGTCATGCCCGGTCGCAAGGACGTGCCGTTTGTTCGGTCAACGAGCATGGACCCTTGCACCTCGAAGGGATCATTGTCGGACTTACTTACCGTTGGCATGCCCATTACTTGGATGACGGCGCTCGGATCCCTAGGCCACCGTATCGGAACATACCTCACTACCCGCGACTCTCTTTGATTTGTTTCTGGGTTGAGAACATTCTTTTCGCCGGTCTCGATTCCCCATGCCCCCAAAAGGAACTGGTGTGAGCAGAAGAAGAGCACTCCATCTGCTTCGAAGACCACGAAGTTGGCTGCACTGGCAATACCCTTGATCACATCCCATACGGAACTGCTTTCTGAGGCCTCGTCTCCCGACTGGAATGGCTTTACTTCGTGAGATTTATCTGTCTCTTCGAGAATCGTTTTCAGACCGAACATTTCCGCAGCGTTCTGAACCCAGGTGTGTCCTGCGCCCACGATCTGACCAGCAATCCCATAGGTATCATTCTCGTCCCCCTTTCCCCGTTTCATTTGCTGTATCGCCTTTGTCCGCATCTGGCATGTCCATTGTGCGCCAGTTCCAGCACTGGGGCCGAGTTTCGCACTTCCTATTTCCATCATCTGTGTCAGATACTTCGATTCCCAAGAATTCGAGGCAGTACCCATACTCGTAATAGAATGAGACCGGTACCATACGTCGCGAGTAATCCAGAAATAGTTAGCCTTAGCATACGCAAAACCTGGATCATGGATTACTGCTGTAACCTGAGCGCACAGGTCCATGCTATAACTGACGTTGACAGATAGAATCGAACCGTCGATACTCGATTCATTCCTGTGTTCATCTGGCATCCATTGGTTATGCGCCATCTGGTCGGGTTCTGACCAAATCAACCCCGTATCCCTAGCAGTGGTCGGCATTACCCTGAGCCTGTGTTTAGTTTAGTCGCTGCCATAGATTCCCCATTCTTCGTATTGCGGATAGGTGTCGGTCGTTCTTGGCTGCGCTTCCGTTGAGGCATTGAGGTCAAAAACCCCTGGGTTAACCCGACTGGCAGTGGTCTCGTCGTCCAGCCGACCCTCCGCGTTCGCTAGCACGCCACCCGGCGTCCTGACCACCAACACACGGCCACTGCTCCCCTGATCTTCATCTGGGGGAGTAATATTAGGAACAACGATGGGTAGTCTGAAATGATGAATAAGTGATTCCTCGATGGGTATTTCCTGCAGGGTCATTTTCACCCGGGCGCTGGTGATCTCTTTGTTCCCCTCCTGAATAGTGCGCTGAATCGACGAGACGCTCATGTCGCCGATAACGAACTCCAACGGCTTTCCGGTTATTTCGGCGCGCTTCATCGAAACGCGCAACATTTGATCCAGCCCAAAAACCTCAACCGGGAACGGCCTCTGGGCCATTGTCCTGAGTTGTTCCAGTTGGTCATAGATACTTGTCCTGAGACCATCCGGGTACGGCGTGTTGTTCTCGACCACCATATTAGCAACGACGAATTCCATGGAGACTTTCATTAAGGTCCACTGAGAGAACTCCAGCAGTGGAAGATCCCCGGTCCTGGGAACTTCCACCCACTTTGCTCCCAGTGCTTGATACTGTATGTCGTTAGGAGTGTACGGAAATACGAATATGTCACTCAGTTCCAAAGCGCTACCCAAAGTCCGTAACGAATAGCCGGGAAGATCAAAGTCTCTGGGGTATCTCTGAACTAGTTGCGCGTGATTGGGATCCGATGCCCCATATCCCGAAATGCCCGCATGGCCGGCGTTGTTGAGAGCGAAATCTGACCCGACTACGGTCATATTCTCAAGAGTAACCGTTGATCCGCCGCCTAGCCCATAGTAGGCACTTGAATTCAATGAGTTCATTGCTTGCGCCCCCGTCCATCCGTGGGGGGTGTTCCGTCCTTGGATTTGCCCAGCAGGCGTGCCAGCAGGAATCGGTCGCGCATCTTGGTCCCATCCGAAATCTTGAAATCCTTCCGGAGTGATGGTGCCGACATTCTCTTTGGTCATGAAGAAGTCAACCCAAGCATCGCTGTAAGTTTCCCTTAGGCGGGATTCAATATTCTGACGAATCAAGGATTGTGACATATCTGGATTCATGAATTGTCCACCGAGAACACCCAGAGAAGACGTAAGAACACTGCCCGCCGTGTTCATCATGTTCTCTCGTATCGTCTTGTAATACGACAACAGTGGCTCGACATGGGCTTCGTTCGTAATATTTGAATCCGCTACAAGTCGGTTCCATGCCAGGACATCGGCGTAGACGGCTTGATAGGCAGTTTCGGTCGCGGCTATGCCTCCGGCAGCATATTCATAGGTATTCGTTCTATCGGCCCACGAGAGCAAGATCTCATCTGCGGCGTTACTCGCGCCACCTCCGCTAAACGAATCGGTCCCCTGTGCATCAGGCCCTGATAAACCTGACCCCATGTGTATCATTTGGTAAAAATCAGTATCCACTTTTCCTTCGTTGCTGGACGACAGCCCCTGTCCGTCGATGTAGTACGCCGTCATCACGGGATTCCCCTGAGCATCCTGAGATAGGCCATCGTAGAAGTACATCCATCGTCTGTCCGTTAACTTCTTCTCTGCGGCCTCTCCCGCCGCCGTGTTCCTAAACTCCCTATCTAATTCTGCGAGTTCATCAACATCTGCTTGAGTTTCGGCTATTCCGGGGGCATATCCATTCCACCGCCAGAGCACATAACGCCTAAGCGACCTAACGTCCTCCCACTTCTCCCTCTGCTGGTTGATGGAGATATTCTTAAAAACACCCCGCAATCCGACATAATCGGTTTTTTCGTATAACTTATTATTGATATCCAAATAGCGATTAGATACGCTGGCAGCCAAAATTTCTGTATTTGGATGAGCCCACGGGATGTTACCAAAATCGTACCTGTAGTGCTCGACGGGCCATTTCAATTCCCCACTGATTAAGGAGGACCCTCCGGAGGTAGGCCAATCCTCTATTACGAAATCGGCCTCGATCTGCCCGCTGCCCATCAGGCCCTCTCCCTATTCGATTTTTCAATATTCTGGATTTCAGTCATTACCAACATTGCAACCTCTTCTGCGCCCGCGTCAGGCCCACCAGTCACATTGATAGTGTAATTATAGGTGCCGCTTGTTCCGCCAGACATTCCTCTGGATGACGCTGTGTCACCGGCGGGCACTGCGTGTAGATGCCTGCTGCCGGAAACACCATGCATTTCGGCAAAGCCGCCTCCGGCGCGTACACGGTCCCCATAGGCTCCAAGGTTGTTGCCAGTAAGGTCCAAAGCCCTTCCCGTGAGGTGATCGGAAGTAGACGACCCCAGTGCGAAGTTCCTCTGCCCGGAGGTGATCAGTCGTTTGCCGGCTATTCCGCTGCTGATGCGGTTGTGTGCCGCCATGGTCCCAGCAAATGCGGAAGACGTATCTCCCCGGTAAAACGCTGAATCCTCCCATGGGACATCGTTGCTGATTTCGCTTGCGTTGTAAAGGTCTTTCAAATTCCGCATCTCGCCCACCGTGGGCTTATCGGTAGCCGCCTGCCATGCACTCAAGAACGCGCCGGTCGCCTCGGCGTTCATTTCGAAATCTTTATTTTCCATTCCTAGATCGAACGCGTTGGCCGGAGCCGCGCCAAACATGCCGATTACGCTGTTCATCGCTATGGCGAACTGCTCAACGGAGGTGCCGAACTGTAGGGTGCTGTCGTGGAACAACTGAGCCACTTCGGTTTCGTTTAGTGCCTCTGCGCCGTGCCGTCCGATGACTCCTTCCAACTTCTGGAAAGAAAACCCACCAGCGACACCACTGTCATTCTTGGGATTCAGGATGCTCGCTAACGTGGTCTGGGCACCCAGCACGGCCGCGTCGTACTCATCTATCTGAGTCTGTGTGGCACCCGGCAAAGCCCCAGGCATGTCCCCAACCGCCAACAAGCGTTCTTCTGCTTCGCCTATAGCCAAACGCTCCCTTTCGCTGATAGACCCAATGCCTATCCCCTCCTGGCCCAACTTCATCGCAATACTCTGCACCAACTCCTGGTCGACCCTCTGCTGAGCCGTAGCCACACGAACGGTGGCTAGGTCCATGATGTCGGCGGCGGTGCCCTGCAGAACGGCACCCTCCATGCCCTGGATCATGCCGTTCTCCTGCTGGTACAACGCCCCACCCACACCGAGATCCGCGACAAAAGCCTTCAGCCCTGCTGCTTCATCGCCGCCGAATATCGCCGTGTACATATTCAAGGAGTCCGCGAGGAATTTTGTAGCGGCCTCCTCGTCCAAGTCCCCCGATGAGTACAGGTCACGGAGACTGGTCGCAGCCTCATCCAAGGCGAATTCGGCTTCATCCCTGCTAACTTCAATCCGGAACAAATCAAATATGCTGGCTTTGACTTCTGCGAAGAGTTGATTGATCTGCTCTGCGGTACCAACCATCGAGTTGGCCAATTGCCTGATCATTTCCGAGGTCTCCATGGTTGCGTCAAACAGGTTGAGACCCACCGCCTCGGCCAGTTCGTGAATCCCCTCTGCGCTCTGATCCGTCAAGTCTGTGAGTAAATTCATCCTTTGGGTGTATTTCGCTATGGCCATCTCGCCGGCAACCAACTCAGGCAGGACTTCCGCGCCCATTTCCTGCATCCACGCCTTCGGATCTACCAAGGCTTGTTGCTTTTGCTGCTCGGTCATCGTGATGCCGAACTCGTCCTGCCTCGCGAAAACTTGCTCTATCATTCGCTGGCGAGCCTCATGGCCCGTTAAACCCTCATAGCCAGCCTGCAGGCTTGGTCCACCCGTCGTCTCCCCAAAAGCACCCACACCCATCATGCCATGGTGCACGGCTCCCGAAGCAGCGATTCCAAAGGCAAGGGCTGGCGCTGTCAGCGTGCCCCCCGACCCGACGATGGCGGCCGTAGTGAGCGCACCAACAGCAATGTCGGCCGCAATGACTGTCGCCCAGTCCATCCAACTACGCTCTACCGATCCATCCCCTATGGGATTATCCGCGAAATTCAGCCCCTGGGTCGCAAGATCCATCATGTCCCTGGTGCCTTCCAAACCAAGTGCTTGCTTTGCGCGCTGTCCGGTCACCCCGACCATTCCGTACCGCTCACTCACCTCGCGGATGCCCTCTACCATGCTGTCCCAAATCTCCTGGGCCTGATCCTTGGCAGCCGCTTTTACTTCTTTTGTCAAATGACGTTTCTCACCCAGAGCGCCCGCGATCGATCCAGCAATACCACCGATAATGGCTCCGGCCGCCATGCCATACGGACCCGCATACGCGCCGAGGGCAGCACCAGCACCAGCGCCAGTCACCATGCCCCCCATCTGTGTTCTTGAATTCAGGGCAGCGCCACCCAAACCGACCGCCAAACCTAAACGGGGATCAATCATCGACAACATTGAACCCATTGCCATAGCCCCCTGAGCCTCCTCGGGCATAAAGCCGCCAAGGATCCCCATGCCCATCATGGCGCCCATTTTCCCGCCCATAGAACCAGACACTCTGCTTATCCCCGCCGCTCCCCGACCGGTGAGCATGGGCGCTATTTTGTTTGTGCGGAATCTCTGGTACCTGCTCAACGGGGAATTGGGCCCGGTGGCCTGCTTGTTCACGTTCCCCGCCCACTGGCTTAACCTTCCTCTCGCACCACCCATTATCATCGGTCCCCCAGGTGCCGCTGCGCCGCCAGTTGCCACACCTCCCGCAACTGTCCTTCCGCTAACCACTCCCCTTCCGGCTCCACCCGCTCTTGATGTCAGCCCTTTTGCTCCCCTGTCGTCGAACAGCCTCTGCTGGCCAGGCATCTGACCGCCACCGCCACCGGGTGGAACGTACCCGGGCCCACCAACAGGAGGTCCCCCGATATTTCCCCCTTTGGTCACGCCGGTAGGACGACCATTGACATTGACCGAACCAGCCGTCACGTTCATCGTTCCCGTTGTGCTTGTCGGAGGCACGACGGTTCCTCGATTGTTTCGAAGTTGCTTCCCGCCCATCCTCATAAACATCAGGGCAGCCATTGGGGCAAAACCTTTCATGCCAGCGCCGATCCCACCGAAAACCCCACCGATAACCCTGACCAGACCAGCAACCACTTCGAACATCTGTGAAAGTCCGTCAATCACCTTGGAAATAAACGGCATTGACTCCAGCCACAACTTCTTTATCTCCGTAGTCAAGCCGAAGAACTGAGTAATCATGTTTCCTACCGAGTCGCCGAACTGCTCGAACCCTTCCGAGTTCCTGGCAAGTTCTACGCCGAAGTCGCCAAAGGCGTCCTTGAGGTACTCGCCCATCGGCACCAAGATGCGCCTGAACATGTCCTCAATGATTTCAGCACTTTGGATCAATGGCTCCAGACTGTTAGTTACCTGCTCCCAGCCGAGTTTGAAGTTGTCCCACCAATCGCTGATGCGACCGAACATGCCCTCTGCCATGGGCAGCCACTTGCTGACAAGTTTGACCATATTTCTTTCGATGTACTCTGCTCCCGATACGAGAGAACTAAGAAAGCCGCCTGAGCCGAATCTGAGAATGCTGCCGTGTATTCGCACAAACATTCGTCTGAAGATATGTACTATGTCATCAACCGCTTCTTTCGTATCCCCCATAAACGCATCACCGAGATCAGCAAAATCAGTTCTGATGATAGTAAACGCACCCTTGAGTTTGCTCATCAGGGTGCCGGCAACAGCGTCGAACTGTCCCTCCATGCCCGCTATCACTGACAATTCGCCAGACTTAATGGCATTCTTCAATGCGGAAACGGTCTTGATCTCCGCCTCGCGGATTTTTTCCATCGTCCGTTCGCCCTCTTTGCCCATTCCCCTAAAGGCTTTTTCGATTTCACCCCATTGCACCTTGGGGTCGGTGAGAAGGCCGACTACTTCGCCGATCCATTTGGCCGCGTCTGCTCCCGATCGGCCAGCATGTGCAACATCGAGCAGCCCTTTGGCCAACCCCTGCGAGTAAGTTCCCCTTTGCGATGCTCCTGAGAAAATGGTGTTGAGGTTCTCAACTCCCAGAGTGGCCAGTCGAACGTCTGTCGCCATACCGCGCATCTGTGCTCGAACAGCAGAAACACCCGATGTGAGATCCGCGTAGTTGCCCTTCAACCCCTTGTAGGAGAACATGGCCGCTTGCTGCTCACGAATGGCTGCTGAGAGAATCGCCAGGGCAGCCGTAGCGCCCGCCGCAGCACCAGCGATCATCTTGATGGCGCCGTGATACCCCTTCATTAACCATCTGCCGATTTTGAACAGCGCATGCACGGCGACCATTGAGGCTGCCATCAGGGCGAATTCGGCAACAAACATCTTGGTGGCTACGGCGAATACTTTGGAAATGACCGTTCCGAAGCCTCTGACCAACTTGTCCCAGTCGGTCATCATTCTCTTGAATTTCTGCCCCGACTTCCCCATGGCGTTAATCATCCGGTCGCCAGATTTAGCCACCTTGTTGAATTCAGAATGGGCGCCAGCAGAGGCAAGTTTGACCTTGAGAATGTCCCGTTCGGCTTGTCTGACTTGTCGCCGGCCCGTATACCGGGCATCTAGGGTTAGAACTGCGTCAGCCATGTGTGCTCCAGCGGGACTTGGAGCCGGTTATTAGCGGCGGGCAGTACGCTCTCTAACCCGCTCTTGTTCTTCCCGGTCATCCTGTATAACTTTAGCACAGGCCAATAGAACGGCCCATTCAAACTCGTTCGTTTTCAGGAGTTCCAAAGGGTTAGTGTGCCACAGTTCGCCCATTCGGGCTGCTGATCTTATATACGAATCTTCGCCTAGTAACTCGAAGATTCGGTCGTAGGGTCCACCGTGTCAACGGTGTCAGAATACCCTGCAGCCTCCAAGACAGCGAGAGCCGCTGCCTCGACATGGGGATCAGTTCCGAAGAAGTTACGAACAGCGTCAGGCACGGGACGACCAGCCTTGGTCATCTTGAGAATCGCCGAAGAAGCAAAGTTCATCTGGTAGCCATCGTCGTCGTAGACTTCCTCCCCGTCCATCTGAACGCCGACCGTCGTATGCCCAACAACAAAACAAGCGAACTTGGTCGGATCCAATCCGTTCTTGGTTTCCTCGCCAGCCTGCTTGCGCCAATTGCGCATCTTGGTTTGGGAGATGTTGGGACTGATGCGCAACATGACTCCCTTGCGATCGGGAACTTCAAGCAGCACGACGGGACGTTCCACTTCCTTCGAAATGGTTTCCTCCAGACGTTGAAGCGTGGACGGCTCGTCGGCAGACTGGTTTGCCGCTGGAGGGGGTGCCTTCTCCTTCTTGGGAGTAGACTTTTCTTCTGACCCGTCGGTATACAGTTCTGTGCTCATGATGTGAAAACTAGCACAGCCGCATGTCTAATGGCGGCAACTCTCAGAAGTTCCTTATTAACTGGTCAAGAGGCCAGAGGTAACGTTCTGGATGGCGAAAGTGAGCGAGAAGGTAGCAGGTGCTCCTGAAGAAGCGTCGCCCTCTGGTTCTGTGATCCCAACCAACAGAGCACCGTTGTATATCCGATCGGTGCCAATGGCTTGGATGTCACAATCCAGCATGTAGACGGAGAGGTTGTAATACATGCGCCCAACCCCTTTTCTCATCCCTGCTAGTTTCACGGCAACGCCCTGTCCTCCATCATTTTGGAGGTCTTCGAGTATGGAGTCATCCATGTGCGCGGTAATAGTGATGTCACCGATTTCGAAAGGAGCACACAGGACTGATGGGCTCTGATCACCACCGGCGTAGACCTTCTCTACGGCCGCAGTGATTTCGCCACCGGAGACCTGGGCAAACTTGAAGCCATTCCAGTCTGGGCTTGTGGTACTTGCGGGCACGATTTCCGCAATGAGTTGGCGCTGTGAAAGTTTTTGGCTATGTCCGTCGTGGGCCATTATTCATGTCCTCCGTTATACCACCGAGGTGGTGAGATTGCTCTTGGTGATGTCGACGGTGATCTTGTCGCCGATACTTGACACTCTGACGCCGACCTTTGCTTTGACTTCCCCATCCGCCAACTGGGAGGCAGGGTTCAGAGCCTTGTCGCACTTGACGGTATAGCCATAATCGAGTTGTTTGCCGTTCGCGTCGAAGGCCTCGTAGAGGGCTCCGCTCTCTCGAAGTGGCTCGAGAATGGCAATCAGACGTGCCTGGACTGAGGCGAAAATGTTGCCGCGTCCGTCGATCACGCTGAAGACAAGAGCCTCTAGAGTGGCGTTAGCAGCATGGATGATGGTGTTGACCGTGTCCTGTGCCATGAGGTAACGGAAGTTCGTCGGGTCGTTCGACATGGAACGAGCGCCATAGATGCGGAACGTGCCCTCGATGAGGCGAATCACGTTCACATTGTCGCCATCCAGTGTATTGCCTGTGGAGGAATCCACTTCCAACTCGATGGCGTTAACCCACCGGGCCACAGAAGCCACGCCTGCTGCGGGCTGATGTGATCCCTTGTTGTTGTGGGAACGGGCTCGACAGCCAGCAACATACCCATCTGGTGGGATTAGCCGGTTGACACCTGAGAGCAACGTTGGAGTGAGAATCCACGGCCAGTACAGGCCGGCATGTTCCCCGTTGGGCTCATTGGTGCGAATCGTCATACCCGTTGTCTGGGCCTGGGCGGCCGTTTGTGCCGCGGCCGTGTGGAGAAGGGCAACTCGGTTGTTGTTGTTGGCGTGAGCAGTCAGGCCCTGATAAACCTCTTGGACGTGTGATTCCGGACAGGCAACAGCGCCAGATCCGTAGGAGTCGAGGAAGTTGGTCAGACCAGCGACGTAGAGTGCCGAGGTCACGTTGGACCGGTCATCATCACCGGCTGTGACTGACTGTGGAGCGAAAATGTCAACCAATGCGCCACCCTCGTCAGTCACGGTGACGTAGTACGAGGCGACAGTGCTGCTGGCGAACTTGCTGAGAATCTCTTCGCTGGACGCAGTGTCCGTGGCGACGAAAACGGCCGTGCCGGCAACATAGAGGGTTACAGTCCTCGTGTTGGCTGCCACGCCCGCAGCAGTTCCAACCGTGAGGTCGTCGCTCCAAGCGCCAGGGCCATTAGCCGTGAAGGTAACCGTGTCGGCAGAGCCGTCGTTCAGGGTTACAAACCCCGTTGTGGCCGAGGGGCCTACAACGCGGCTGATCCAACACTGGGTGCCACCCTCTTCAAAGAAGGTTTCAACAGTGGGATGCATGTAGGAATAGGACTGGTAGCCGCCGTAGTAAGACTCGAACTCGGCAAGGCTGGTAACCAGAATGGCCTTATTGGTCGGACCCCTGTCTGTGAGGCCCACGAAAAAGGCTTGTGATGATGCGCGAATAGTGCTCCCAATGGGACCACTTCGAACCGCAGTTGTAATCGTAACACCAGGCATATGAACCGTCCCGTTGAGTCTCTTTCTTATTGTACGACGATCCTATGGGATCTCCGTGCAACTACTACCCATAAGATTACTACATCAGAGCCCCAGCAGGGTCATCCCTCTGAAGGCTCTTCGCTTTTTGATTCTTCTTCCGCAGGGGCTTCTCCGTTGCTGTCTGCGGATGTGCTTTCAGCCTCGGATATCGGAGCCTCCTTCTTTAAGGAACGAGGTTTTCCTTTCGGGATGGCAGGGGGCGGAGTGGCGGCAGGGGCAGAACAAATGGTCAACGTTCCCACATCGACAAGAGCCTTTGCCGTCGCGTCTATTTCAGACATTCCAGCGCAGGCTTTACGCGGCAGAGCATGGCCGGCATTCGTTACGATGAGATTGTTGTTAGTTACGTTCCGAAGCCACGTCAAATTACCAGAATGAGAGGCATGACTGGCGTGGTCGGACACCGTATAGGTAAAATTGGTCATGGGATGATTGTACCTTATTCCTCGTCTACGGGGTGTCCAAGGGAATCGTATGTACGTCTTACCACGACCTTGTGCCTTCTGATTGCATCACTGACTTCAGGCCATGTCGGGGAACAGAGAAATAAAGAAAAGACATGTGATCGGTGTCCGACTTTGCAGGTGCTGATCATGTATCCGCTGTTGTTGTAGATGACCACACCGTCAGCCCTGTTGTAGTCAAATGCGTCAGGATCCAAGACACTACTCAACTCCTTGCAAATGCAAGTCATTCTGAAGCACCTCCAGCCGCAACGGTCGTTGGCAATACGAGCGGAGAAGTAACCGCCCCCGTTGTCGTATCCTTCGAAACGCCGACCCCCTTGACTCCGAAGAGAATGCCGTCTTCGTCCACTGTGCCATGCTCCCTGCGCATCACGACTTCGTCCATGGCCAATTCGTAACCGAGATAGGCTCCGGCCATATACCGCTCCCCTTTGAGCGGGGTCAGATCCGAGAATTCCTCCCTCATGCTCCCTTCATCGATCTTGGCCTGAAATGATCCGTAATCATTTGCAGTGACCGCATTGAGGCAGGGATAGTCCAACAGGGCAGAGCGAACAACCGTCGTGAGCCGGTCGCGGCACAATGTGGCCTCTTCGGCGTTTCCTCCTCGTGCCCAAACATACGTTCGCATGACATAGTTCACGCGGTATTGGGGCTCAGTCCCTCTCATATAACCAACCCGTTCCATCCTGTTTGTCGAGATGGCCACGGTAATTAAGGTGGGCCATGCGTCCAGCGCGACTGGTTCATAACTGAGATATTTCACTGGAGTCGGCAATTCGGTATCAGTTACCTGCCAACCATTTCTGTAGTCAAATACACGTTTAGGGATGTCGCTCTCAAGGTAGGCCGTGACGAATGATTTGGCGAACTGGCCTCCGTGCATCAACTCGATAGTGGTAACAGCCATTATCGTGTAATCTCTCGGTCTCGGATATCACGTTCTCCCAAAACATGCTGTTGCATCATACGCGTCCAGCGTTTCTGCTGTCCCCTCGGTTCAAAAATGATTTCACGTTTAGGCATCTTGCTTGTACCGTATTGATGAAACTTGGCATAACGAACATCTGGAAGATTAAATCGTGCACCATCTCGATTTATCTCCACCATGTTCCCGCGGAGTGACGCGATGGCTTGGAACAGGTGTCCGGTTTGAACCAATGGAGGTGCGCCGGGGAAATGCACTGCTTTCCACGCTCCGTATTCCGCATCCAGCGGAGCCCAGCCCCCTACCGCTAAACCGTTGGCGGTAAAGTTGGCGGTCCAGGCCAACCGCATTTCGTCACGGATGTCTTCCATGACGGGCGCGAAGTCTCTTCCACGCCTCTGCATGCCGTCCAATTTGTCTTTGTACGAATCGTCGTCGAAGTCTACGCTTACCTCTATGCGCGGCATTATGCGGCCCTTATGCGTCGGTACCTTTTAATCGACATTAGTTCTTTCTCAAGAAAACCGATTTCCGCCAGAGCAGTTTCTCTTGGCTCTAGATCCTTGATCCCGACAACGTCATCGTGCATGTTCTGCATTTCCCGTGCTGCTGCCCGGAGCAAGAGTAGTTTGAGCATTGGAATACTCCCACCTGCAAGACCCGCTGTATAGGTAACCGTGATCTTGTCGTTAGGAAGACTTCCATAGACATCGATTCCGTACCGACGCACGAGGTAATTCGTGTATTCCACCAAAGCGTCCGTGGTAGCGGAAGCCGACGCACTTCTACGCGTTACGCTCGTTACGGTAACAATCGGACTATTCCTGAGGTATACCGTTTCTGGGGGATCAGTAAAAGTCGAGATGGTAGGCCAAGCGCGTGACGATGAGTCCGAGGAATCATGATTGTAAAAAAAGGAACTCATGGGGACCCCGACATGGTCGGATCCCATCACATGCACCTCATCGGTGTATGTGTTGACCTCGACCGGACGCCCCAAATAGGTTTCCATTTCGGACTGAAGACCCGCCAGAATAAGATCAGCCGAATCCTCCTGAAGAGGAGACAGGGTGATGTCCATGTAGGTCTTCACATCGGCTTTAGTTACTAACGCCATTGGCTCTTACCGCCCTCGACGACGCAGCAGATCCCTTATGCCTTCCGTTCTGACGCCCCCACCGCCTCGTCGTCCACGGGCTCGCTGAAGAAGGCTTTGGCCTGCGCGGCGAAGCCGTCCAGTGCGCGCCGTGAACCGATCAGTAATACGTCTCTGAGCGGGCATGCAGATCTCCTACTGGGCTTGAACCTAAGTAAGAGTCTACCATTCTCCATGTTCCAAGATCTTTATCGATCCGAGTTGGGGGGCTGTTCGATTGTGACTTTATGACGTATCGCCAAATCACTGTCGGTCGTTCCCGGAGGGGCCTCTACGGGAACCCATGCTCGGGAGTAATTGTGTTTCGAAACCTTGCGATGTTTAACAATCGAACCGTCAAGCATGAGTTCGAGTTCATCAAACTTCATGTTGAAATGATCACGGTATTCCTGATCCGTCATCCTTGTCGCCCGCTTGAGAGTCTTTATTAGTTTTGACAATTTGTGGGCAACCACCGCACCGCGACCACGATTGATTTGGACGTGCAGAATCATCGCTTCCGTATTGTCGCAATCAACCCACGTCACCGGAACCTTTCCCTCGCACGCTTCATTGATGGATGCGTTGCCCAGCACGAGGCGCAGACGCTGTCCGCCGTCGATGACATTGGACCCCTCACGCTGCACTACCAGGGGCGCCAAAATTCCATGATCGGCAATGGACCGAGCCAAAACCAACAGGTCTGGCCTCAAGATGTATGTTGTATTCCAGTCGGGAATGTTGAGCGACTCACACTCAACCTGTTCAATTTCCATTTTCCGCCTCTTTCATGCGCAGGGTGTGTGCCCGGGTTTTAGGTCCAACCGGGGTGATGGACATGGCGCTACTAATTTCCTTGAGTAGCAAATGACGAATCAAATTCTCAAACGGATACGAGTACGGATCTCGCGCATGCTTCTGGCGGAACTCAGCCACGAGCGCCTTGGCCCGCTGGGTGTTCGAAGGGCCGATCATGTAGGCGTCAATGAAGTCGGCTGCCCCATCCCATCCGACTTCGGCGTATCCGGCGATGAACTTTTCGACATCGACATCTTTCCACCAACGACGTTGAGCATCAATCTGAGGAAAGCACTCGCACAGCCGGTCATAGAACTCCGGCTCGGTAGCCACCAGATCGCCAATCCGACGAATGGCAACCGCGTGTAGTGGAATCCCAACCCGAGTATTCGATCCGGTCATTGCCGCTCGGTCGTAGTACTCGCAATAGGACGCGCCGTGTTCTTCCACGATGAACTTGAATACGTCGTCGACATTCCAGTCGTAGATCACCTTGGCGAATTTCATCGGCACACTCTTACTCAACTTGTAAGGATTGTTGATGTAATTCTCATGGAGTTTTTGAACAACTGACCGATAACGAACCATCGATTCGGCAGCCCTGACCCCAGTCACAAAGGCGACTTGGCCGACTTTGCCTTGCATCGTGTAGTAGTCGATCAGTTGGGGCAACGCGTTGGAATGGTCCAGCCCAAAATGATATGCCGTAATCGCCCACTCAGGGATAGGACGAACAAGCCTGTTCTCTTTTGCTCGCTCTTCGTCCCAAATGATTAACGATTGCCGCCTACCCAAAACCCAAATCTCTGCGGCAGTCGGCAGGCAATACCACTCCATGTCCACCCAGTCATACTCACGGACCTCGTTGACGTATGCCTCAACGAGTGGACTAACCATCTCTTCGTCACGAAAGATGACCTTGACTGGCCCTAGCCCACGTTCCTCGTGTACCTCTTTAGCCAGGTATAGAGCCGCTGTGCTGTCCTTGCCGCCCGAGAACTGTACACAGACCGTATCGAAAACGTCGTAAACGTGTCGGATCCTCTGACGAGCCGCCTCGACACACGAGATGTCGAGGAACATTCGCTGACGACTCATACCTCTGAGTGGGCGTCAACGAAAGCGAGGATCTTTTCCCCGGTCGTACTCCCGTCGTATCCGGGATTATTGCGAAGCCACCGAATGAAGTTGTACCACCGCTTCTGCTGTTCGGGATCATCAAAAACGATGGTGTATTGAACTACCGCACGAGGTGCAGCCCCAGGTACTACTGCCGTACTCCCCTGAATCGCGATCTCAGCATGGTCTACCGAATCGTCAGCAACGATCTGTCGCTCCCCGTCCTCGCCCTCCCGAACCATCCCGGCCAACATCTCAGCCGCTTCCCCGACCACTTCCGAGATCACTGGCGTAATGAAACCCACAACATCATCGCCGGGCCCTACCACCCTCTGAGCCTGCTCTTCGTAATAGGCGATCTCGTAGTCGTCCCATTTAAGATTCTCCATCAAATCGTTGTACTCATCAACGATCTCAACAATCATGTGCGACGCACCGACGGGATCCGTATGTCCCAACTCCATCGTTCGGTTGTCTGCGAGGGCGAATGCAACCGCCCGCTTGTCGTCCGCATCAATTGGCACAGCGGCGATGTGCGTCCATCCCAGGCGTCTGACCGCTTCGACCTGATGGTTACCCGCAAGAACGGTTGCTGTACCGTCCGTGTTTGGTCTAACCACGATTGGTTTGACCTGGCCAAACTCCTTGTAAGAAGCCATAATCGCTTCGACATTGCCGACTCGCGGGTTATGGGATAACGCGATTAGAGAATCCAACGGCATCAACAGCCCTTGCAGCGCCTCGCTCGTGTTATGTTCCATTACGGACCCACCTGGAATCGAACATTAGCATTGAGTGTCCTCATGGCGTCAATCGATGTCCGCAGGGAGAGCAACTTCTCCCGTTTTGCTTTTAGTAGGGCTTCCGATATTTTGTACTCAAACTGTTCATCAGCAAGTTTGTAGTCGGCCCACGACTCGCGTTCTTTAATGGAACCCTTGGCGGACAAATATTCTTTAGCCCAAGCCGCCTTGTATCGAGCCTCCTTCTTCGCGGCGCTCACAGCGAGTTCCTCGAAAACCTCAGTCTCGTCTTCCAGCGATTCGATCAGACGCATCAACTCATGCTCGATGTCGACCTGACTAATCGGCTGCGATCGGTTCACCATTCTCTACTCCCGCCATCATCAGCAATGGCTCCCAATCGATATTGTCAAGAGCCTTAAGGTTCTCTGCGGCCCATGTGTACTGACTCTCGCCGAGTCGCTGAAGGCCCATCTCGCGAAGCACCCAGGCGTCAATGCGATCCTCGATGCCCTTACCCGACCAGGACCTATTGGTCTTGAACGACACCGCTGAAATTACCTCAGCCTTGCCGGCATTCCCACGGCCGGTAGCGAACTTGGCGCGTGAAGTGGGGGGCACGATCACAAAAGGAATCCATGCCTCGTCAAACGCCACCTTCAGCACCCCACCTAGTTCTCCTAGGGCATGCGCTCGGGTGCGTGAACCATAAGAATAACCCTCCATAATGACGCATTTAATATTTTCTTCCAAACACCTCCCCAAGACATAATTGCGAATATCTGTTAGTCGTGATGTCTCTTCTTCATATGAATGGAATGCAACACAATTGTTGTCGTCAGTACACACTCCCGTTGAAGTAAGCGAGGGATCTAGACCGAGAATGTTCACTTCATCCAACTTTTTTTAGCGAGACCCAGGTCAACAGCAAGTTGTGGCTCTCGACCAATCCGGTCATGGCATCGACGACAAACGGCCATGCAGTTACTCTCGTCCGTAATGGATCCCCCCTGAGAGCGACGCTTCAACTCGTGAATGTCGACACTCCCACTTCTGACGTAGGACCCTTTACCGTCGTGTGATGCCCACACCGGACAGGCTTCGCAGTATGGGCGTTCTTCCAGCATCCGCTTAACCAGTTTGCGACGCTCAACGTATTCACGCTGCTTCTTCTTGCTGCGGCTGCGCATGTTCGGAGCCTACTACCTGCCTAGAGCGTCAAGGAGTCAACCTTGTCGAATTCCCAACGGTTGTCAAGGGTGGCCCACAGGGCCCGATCAACAGCGGTGTCTTCGAGGTCGAACTCCTGGAGCATTTTCCTGTGGGTAACAATAGCCCTACGGTAAAAATCAACCGTCTCCCACGGGTTCTCGTCCATCGGTTCCCCGGTCGCGATCATCGACATGACTTGATCGAGACGGCGCTCAACGTGAAGTTTGAATCTTTCTATCTTCGTCTTTTTGTGACTGTAGGCCCGTGCGGCTTCATTGGCCAATCGTCTTCCTGTTCGCCCCATTGCTTCGTAACGAACGGCATCTGCACTTGCGTCCATTTCGACGCTTTCGATCTGTTCTGTGAGATTTCCCAATAACGCACCTAGTGCCCTTTGCCAACGGCTCCAATTCTCTTCTTGCATCAATTCTTGGCGCTGTTGTACTGTCACGCGGTTCTTGACATCATCGGCAACGAGTCGGGCAAAGAAGTGATCGGGAATTTGGTTGGTCACAGTTTCTCCGGTCAATTGACCCATAATGGACAAATCCCCTTATAACTACACCAGCCACACAAAACAGACTTTTGTGCAGGGAAATCTCCAGTTGAGCAGGCCTTATCTATGTCGTCTTTAGCACTTCTTACATATGCACTTGTATCGGTGATGTCTTCATCGCCAAATGGAACTTCGAACTTAACCCCATCTTTGAGATAAAGAAGTTCCAAACTGGAAGTGCGTCCGATATCTAAAGCATCGATTAGCGTCCCATAGATGCGAAGTTGCATGAATCGCTCATCAACATAGTCCGCTCGCGGAACCTTGCCAGTCTTGTAGTCAGAAATAACAATTCCACCGTCTTCGTCCATGGTAAAGCGATCGATAAACCCTTTGAGTTGCACCCCGGACACTTTCCCATTGAGTTCGAATTCCAGACCGTCTGGCTCTATTTCCTCAGGGTTTTCGATTTTCCACAAGTTCTCGATGCACCACCAGGCCTTCCAGCGAAACATCCTGTATTCCTCTGCATCAGGAACGAGGGGTTTGACCCTCCGTTCCCAATTGCCTTTGCCCCATACCTCCCGAGCCAAAGACTGGGCCTGAGCCTGGGAGCGTTCCTCGGGGGCGTAGCCGTAGAGACCTTCTAGAACGTCATGAACGAAGTTTCCCATCAACGCCTCCTTACCGGAGGGGTCGGGGATCTTGTCAATCTTGTTGTACTTCCACTTGAGAGGACACTGGCGGAAGGTTCCTATTGATGAAGGCGACAAGTGTGGTGGCGCTACGGCCGTCATACCAAATACCCGTGAGTCAAACTGAAACCTGCAGGTCCGATGGACGGTTGGGCGGGGTCAACCAAATCTAAACCGGGACATGCGTTCACATCGATGGGTTCGATGGTCTCAACCACCCTGAACATCTCGGCTCCGTCGATCAGGGCTTGAAGGTCCGCTTTGGAGTCAAGCATTCCGGGGGTGATCTTGTTTCCATCGGTCGGGAGGGCATTGGCGATGTTCTCCATCGCGACCTGGGTTTCGTGCTCTGCCGTCTTGTCGCTAATCCCGTCAGGGGACTTCCTCATCGTGGCGTCACAGATCGCGGGTCGGAGGTCGAGTGTCATTTGAAGGATGCCGTCTTCGAATGTGATGTCACAGTCGGAAATCATCAGGAAATCCTGAAAGTCCATCTGCCGCTGCTTGACCCATTCGCGACGCATCACGCCCTCCAGTGGGGGCATGTTGCTTTTTCGAACTGCGGCAGCGCGCTCTGCAAAGCGCTCAGCCATCTTTTCGAAAGTCTCAGCGGTTGGCTCTGGAGTTTGCATCACTTGACCCGGTGTTCTTTAAGGTTGATCGGAGTGTCGCACATATTACACAGTCCCTCGTAGCGCCTTACGGCAGAACCGCCCATGAAGTGACGCTCGCAGGTCGGACACTTCCAGTACCCGTCCTTGGCCCAAGGGCTATTCGGTTTCGACATTGAAAGAAACCGCTACGCACTTTTCCAACAGCGCCGTCAGATCCTCGATGTTCGCCGTTTCCCGTGTGGGCTTGGCGCGCTCTCCGGCATGCTCCTTCCAGAACACGGCTATTTCGTCCTTCTGAGACTTGTCGAACTTGGCGATCAGGCTCGTGAAGTTGTCCCACAACTGTTGTACCTCGGGGTTGATCTCTTCCTTCGCCTCGTGTATCAGAGCCTCTTCGGAGCGGTAGAGATAGAGGCCCACCCCCATCATGGAAGCGGCCTTCTTCAAAGCGTCGGAGATCGCGATCTTGTGGTCGTTCCCCAAATCGAGAAGACCCCCGTTCTTCTTCGCCTTGACCTCTGCGCCACCGTATGCTTCCCTCTTGAGTGTCTTGTCGTTGACGACTGCCGTCAGACGGACATGGGCAATAACGTTGTCGCCTCCCTCGAGACTGCGTTCACAGGAGAGAACCTCGAAGTTCCAGTTCTCAAATCCCAAAACGTCGTTGAGGCGTGCAATGACCTCGTTGACTGAAACAAACCTAAATGCCACTCCCCCCTTGTTCAGGGTGCCTTCCAGTTCGGCCGGGAACGGCGTAGACAGTTGCTTAAGTATTTCCTTGCTCATTCTGCATTGCCCCTTCTAACGATGACGCTTACTTTGGGTTGGGACGACTCACAATAGTTATCGGGATTTAGTCCGATCTTGTTCAGTGCCCCAACCCGCCAGTACGATGGCTGGAGATACTCCAATATCTTTATGCCCATTTCACTGGGGGACAGGACGACTTCGCCCGTGTCCATGTCCACTGATGATTGCTCGATGCGATCCATCACATCACGGACAAGAGCCTTGTGCTTCCATCCCGAACGGCTGGCGGACATCTTGCGCTCAACCGTAGCCATGTCCCGCAGACCAAGAATTTGGTTGCCATCCATCGCTCCGCCGAGCCAGGATGACAGGCCATCGTAAAGAAAACTCATATCCCGTTTAGCCAAGTTCAGTTCGAGCAGCAGTTCAGCCGACTCTTCGACCGAATGGTCATCCTGCGTGTACCTGGCCAACTTGACATCGAGGGCCGCTATCTCCATGCGCAATGCCCGGACATCGTCGGGGGTCATCTAAAGCCTCCAGTAGACAAGTGGGGAGGTGTACCTAAGCGAGGATAGCCGCTCGCTTCCGCTGAGGCAACCCTAGTCCAGTAAGAAACGAGAATGCTCCCGTAGCCGAGTCGACTTGGTCGTCGTGAGGGCAGGCTTCCGGGAAGGATGAGAACTCGTCGAGCCAATCGGTCAACCACGTTCCCCTGACGACCCTCACGTTACCGTTGGCAATAGCAGCAGCAAGGGGGCGGGCCCTTGTCACCTTGTCCCCTGTAGACCGGATGCCTATGATGTCGTATCCGGGAACGACGAACCGGGCGTACTGGTTGATCAATGCCTTCCCTGACGATCCGGGTTCCTGTTCCATCCGAATGGGAACAGATACTCCATCCTCATAGGCCGTCTGGGCGATGAATTGTTCCACCTTCTCCCCCCTGTGGCGGATCTTCTTGACATCTAGAATGTATGCGACCCCTGCGTCAAAGAGCATCAAAGTTCCCACTGTCCAGTCGGGGTCCGGATAGGAGGGAGACGGTTCGGATGCGGCAAGGTCCCAGAACCGGACTGCTCTTGCCTTGGGAGTTAGTACTGGCACCTCGTCATTCTCCATGATGACGACAGACTCTCTGTCAAACATCGACCCCAGAGTGGTTGCCCACCAGTCACCTTCTTCGAGTCGTTTGCGTTCTACTGGGTCCAGCGCTTGCAGCGACTGACGATACGAGTCGGCGTCAATGCCAGGATTGTCGGTAAGCAGCGACGGCACGAATACACGCTTTTCCGTCTTGCCTTCTACGATAAAGCGTTGTCGTACCCAGTTCGGCGCGGGGTTGGACGCTGCTCGCATCCGAAGGGGAACCTTGGAAACAGGGCCGGATACTGGACGCCGCAGTCGGGAAAAGAGGTAACGATAATCATTCTCTCTGATCTCGGTGACCTCATCCATTCCGATGAATTGAAATTCAGCACCCTTGTAGCGGAGGTAGTCCTGCGAGTTGTTCAGATACCCGAAAGAAATTCTTGCACCCGATGGGAAGGTGGCGACGTACAACGAACCGTTCCATTTGATGTTGTCGTAGTTGGCAATCCATGCTTGGAATCGGTCCATGATGGCGCCCGGCAATGCGAGGTCGGCGTAAGTGCGCCGAAACAGAATGGCGCTATAGCCGGGCACGTCCACATACTGCAGCGCTGCCATTAGCAAGGCAGAAGATTTCCCACCTCCGGCCGCGCCTCCGAAAAGGGCCTCTAGGGAATAGGTGCGCAGGAAGACCTTTTGTGTCAGCGAGGCGGCTTCAGGACAGTACGGAGATTCCTTCGGCTGGAGGAACTCCAGTATGTTTTTCCAATCGTCCACGATCTCACTCCAGTCTCTACTACATTCTAGAGTAGACCAACGGATGGAGTAGGGTGACGCCTGTGAACTGGCTGCGCGCAGCACTAAATCGGGCAAACGCCGCAAATGTACTGATGGTATCCTTTATTATATTCACAAGCATCGGTGCGTGGATGATTCGCCCCTCGTTGGGGCTAATAGTCGCTGGCGTGTCATGTGGGATCCTCGGCTTCCTATTAGGTCTTGAGTAAATATGGCTTGGAACTCTCCAGAAACAAAATCACATCAGATGGCAGCAGGCAGGGCAACTGTCGGTCCCGGTGCTCCCATTGCCCACACTCCGGGTCTCGCTGGACAGCCCTATAGTGATCAGTGGGATATCGAGCGTGCCCACAAGGAGGGCATGCAGAAGGTTACATGGGTAGCCCGCTGCGTGGACGCTATCGCAGGAAACCAGGCACGGTTGCCAATTGTTCTTCGAAAAGATAATTCACCAGATGGTGAACTCGTCACCAGCAAGCGTGTAAGAAACGACTCTATTCTAAATCTTCTTAATAGCAAATCGAATATTGGTGAGAACTCGTTTATCTTCCGGTATCGACTTTCCGCGCAACTTCTGATGGGAACACGCGGTGCCTTTATTGAAAAGATTCGAGGACGAGACGGACGAATCATTGGGCTGAACCTGCTGCCGCCTCACACCACGGCACCCGTCCCTCACCCCAAGAGGTTTGTCTCTGGCTACGAAGTTCAGATGCCGGATGGCAAAAAGATCACCATGTCCCCGGAAAGCGTCGTCTGGGTTCGTCGCCCCCATCCTCTCGATCCCTATCTCTCGATGACTCCCATGGAAGCAGCCGGCGTGGCCATCGAGATCGAGAACCTCGCCAAGTTATACAACCGCAATTACCTACTCAATGACGGTCGACCCGGAGGGCTGCTAGTCGTCAAGGGCGAGATAGATGACGACGACAAAAACGAACTGAGGAACAGATTCCGAGGCAACTTGGGACGAGTCGGCTCAACGACTGTGATCGCTGCTGACGATGGTGTTGATTATGTCGACACGTCCGCCAGTCCTCGTGATTCTGCTTACATTCAGATGCGGCAGATCACAAAAGAAGAGATTTTGGCATCGTTCGGTGTGCCCGAGTCGGTGATCGGTAATGCCTCTGGGAGAACCTTCGCCAACGCCTCTGAAGAAATCCGGGTGTTCTGGAGCGAAACCATGGCGCCCCATCTTCAACACCTTGCTCGCGCCCTAGATGAATTGGACGACAAGCATTACATCGACTTCGACCTAGACGAAGTTCCCAGCCTGACAATCTACAGGCAAGAGCGATCGCGCTATGTGAAAGAGGAGTTTCAGACTGGTCTGATCAGTGCCAATGAGTATCGAGAAGCAACCGGACGCAAGACAACGGAGTCCGATCTTGCCGATTCTCTGCTACAAAATCCGAACCTGACTCCGATTGCCAATACCGAAAAGCCAATGGAAGACGGACCTCAGGCCATGGTTCCCGGACAACCGGGTGCTGCAGGTCCCCCAGGAGCGCCAGGAGCGCCAGGAGCGCCCCCAGGAGCGCCCCCAGGAGGCGGAGCAGAGTTACTGGACCCGAACACCATGCAGGGTGCTATGGCCGCTGAGCAGCAAGCAGCAGCGGCGACTGCGGCTCCTCCGGGAGGAGGGGCAGCCCCCCAGACTGGAGCCATGGCCGCTCCCGGCGGACAGATGTCCGAACAGTCCGGAACAATGGAATTCAAGGTGGCCACAACCTCTGATCTTGAGAGATGGTCAGAAATCCTCGACCGGAGCCTCGAACGTCTGTTCGAACGTCAGCAACGTGTGATCCTGGAAAAGGCCAGTGGGACAAAAGCCCAAAAGGCTCTATCGGATGGAATCCTCGACGCAGATTCGATAATGTCACAAGGCACCTGGAACAAGCAGACAGACGAGGACATTCGTCCGGTTCTCAATGCAATCATCAAAGATGCGACAGAGTCGTACTCCGAGAAGTCGGCAGATTACACCGCCCCGTTGCCCGAGGATGTTGTTACTCACGTCAACTCTCAAATGGAGAGGATCAAGAGGATTCACGCCGAAACTAAAGATGCGTTGTCCGGAGAAATCCTTAGTGTCCTCGCCCTTCAGGATAAGCAACAGCGTTTGGCAACACTCAAATCCTCCCTCGTTAGCCATTTCACCAACCTTCTCGCCAAAGTACGTCCTCAGGTTGCCAGAGATGAAGCACGACGAGCCTGGAACCTGGCGAGTAAATAGATTAAGTGAACAACTGTTCCCTTTACTGAAACTACAGTAATTTTCACATTATTTTACAGTGTCGTACCCCTGTTGTGATCTATCATGACTACAGGGCTACAAGGAGTCTTCATGCCGGTCGGAATGGAAACAGATATCCAGATTAAGGCCACTAACGGCCAAGTCAGCGTTGACGAAGCGCAGGGTATTGTCGAATGCTTTGTGGCCGCCATTGGCAACAAGGACTCCGTTGGCGACATCATCCAGCCAGGAGCCTTCGCCAGCAGTCTCATGCGTCGCAAACCGCGTGTCGTCTGGGGCCACAACTGGAACGACCCCATTGGCAAAGTTCTAGACATCCAAGAAGTAGGACCCAGCGACCCACGCCTCCCTGAAAAAATGAAGGCCGGGGGCGTAGGCGGACTCTACGCGCGGGTCCAGTTCAATCTTGGATCCGAAAAGGGACGCGAGGCCTTTGCCAGCGTGGCCTTCTTTGGGGGCGACCAGGAATGGTCTATCGGATACAAAACGATCAATGCGACATTCGATCCAGTACGCCAGGCAAACATATTGCGCGAAGTCGAACTATACGAATGTTCTCCAGTACTACACGGAGCAAATCAACTGACTGGCACTATTTCGGTCAAGGGTGCCGATGTCGCGCTCATGGAACACGAAGAGACACACGTCCAGACGCAGAATGATTTGGAGTTCTCTTTTGATGACTTCGACGAGAAGATGTGCGGACAGCCCCACCCGTCGGGACATACGGAGCAGCACGACAGAAAACTAGAACTTGAATTGATGTCTCGTTCTCCGCAGCCAATCAAATTGATTAGCGCATCCGACGGCGTAGCGATCTTCCAGGTTCGAAGTTCCGATGACGGGCCGGCAGTCTTCCAGGTTCATTACCACTACCACCCGGAGCGCGGATTCCTGCTTGGCCAGCCCGAGCGTGTCGTACCGCAGATGGTTTACGCCCCAGTCAAG